GTGCGCGGCCCTGGTGAACTACTTCTCGTCCGGCAGGACCTCGATCTGCGCGATCGAGGTCGGGTCCGGCTTGGCCGGGTTGTCGACGTACTCCTTCGGCTTGCCGTGCTCGGTCTCGGAGGCCGGGCGGGCGGGGTGCGTGCCCTCGGGGTACGCGCCCCCCGTCACGTCGCTCGTGATGGTCGGGTCCTTCTTGGCTGCCATACGGATCAGCTCGCTTTCCCCGCGCTAGGCGGCGTCGATGATGGCGACGAACGCCCGGTTGAGGTCGTGCGCGACGAAGCCCATCCGGGCCTCCCAGCGCGAGCCGACCTTGTTCTGCTGCCACATGTGGTGCAGCGTGCCGCCGACGTCGACGGTCGCCTGGTCGGAGAAGTCGACCTGGATGTCCTGCCGGATGCCGAGGACGGCCTGCGAGAAGTCCCCGACGACGCCGATCACGCGGCCGGCGGCCGGCGCGCCCATCGCCTGCAGGTTCGTGGTGAACCGGAGCGGGATGCCGAACAGCTCCGGGTCGGGCTGCACGAACCCGCCCTGCACGCCGCCCGAGTACAGCGGGATCGACGCGTCACCCGTGGTCCGGGCGTCGCGCAGGTTCGCCTTCGCGGTCCACGACAGGATCGCGCCGGTCGGGTTGTACCCGTTGCCCTCGATCAGGGCCATCGCGGCCGAGATCGACTTGGCGAGCGCGTCGCCGGTCGTCCCGATCTCCGTGGTCTGCGAGGTCTCCGACAGCTCGGAGTTGAAAGCGCCGACGATCTGGCCGGAGGACGTCCGCCCGAGAGCGTTGGAGTCCAGCCAGTCCGCGAACGCGGACCGGACGTCGTTGTTGATCAGGACGGTCGGGTCTTCCTGCGCGTCCTCGATCAGCTCCTGCGTGTACATCACGATCGCGGCGCCCTTGACCATGTCCAGGGTGACCTGCGCGTACTCGGCGCCGGTCGCAACCTTCGGTCCGGCCTCCGCGACCGTGGTGACCGCGGGACGGCCGACGTACTCCGTCAGCTTCTCGCGCTTGCCGGGGACCCGGCGGATGCGCAGCCCGGGCATACCCGCGACCGCGGACTGCCGGTTGAGGCCGCGCTCGAAGACGACGCCTGCCTGCCCGTCAGGGACGAGGAAGCCGCCGGCGAGGTCAGTGCCTTCCAGCAGCGGGATCTGATTGGCCATGATGGCCCTCCATGTGTCTGTTTTGGGAGAGCCGGCCGGTACTCAGATGACGCTCTGAGGGGCGAGGTGGCCGGTTGCGAGCCGCTACTTGTCGCGGCTCTTGAGGAACTGGCTGAGGCTCTGGGCGAGCTGGTCAGCTTCGGTGGCGGGATCGATCCCGCCGGGCTTGCCTGCGGCGACCGTGGTCCGGCCGTTCGCGAGCACTTGTCCGGGGAGCTGGCGCTCCTCGGACTTGATCAGGTGTTTCTTCTCCTTCGCGACCCGCTTGACGGCGCGGTCCGCGTCCTCGGCCGACTCGATGCCGGAGAGGTCGACGAACCGGGACGCGTCGTCGGGGTCGATGAAGTTCTGTCCTGCTGCGGCCTTCGCGATCCAACGGGACCGTTCCGTGTTCAGCGCGCGGGTCTCGGCTTCCTCGGCGCGCTTCTCGGACTCCGCGATCCGCTTCTCGAGCTGCTCCGCGCGCTTGCGCTCACGCTCGAGTTCCGGCAGACCGGCGCTCTCACGCTCTTCCATCGCCGCGGTCAAGTCCGCGATCTGCTTCTGCAGGGTCACGGTCTGCTTCTCAGCTTCCTTGCGCTTCCCGCTCTCCTTGGAGAGCCGGTCCAGGAACGCCTGCTTCTCAACGTCGGACTCTTCTGTCGTCGCGGCGCCGTTCGGCTCCGTCGTGTCAGCGGTAGTCGTGGCTTCGTCGGCCATGGTGTTGCCTCCTACTCAGATAACGCTCTGAGGGGCGATTTGGAGGGTGCCGGGCCTTACTGGCCGGCGGTGGGGGTGGTGGGTGCCTCGTTCGTGCCCGTCATCGCTTCCACGGGCGCCTGGTTGTTCACGTTCGCGGTCAGTTCCGCGGCCTTGCCGCCCATCGGGGCGAGCCCGAGCTCGACACGGCCCTCATCCCGGGTGATCAGGCCGCTCTCGACCTTCACCTTCAACGTCTCGGCCTGCTCCTTCGGGTCACCGCGCAGCTTGTCGCTGAAGTCGAACCGGCAGACGTCGTTCATCCACGCGGCCTCCATGTCGATCAGCTGCGCTTGGAAGGTCTCGACGATCAGCGTCGCCCACGGCGGGATCACGTCCCGGTACAGGGACTTGAGCATCTCCTGCACGTTCGCCATCGTCCCGTGCGACAGGTCGCCGCGGAGCGGGCCGGCGAGGTCGTACACGAACCCGACTTCCTCCCAGTTGAGCTTGCGCTGGTCGATCAAGGCCGCCTCGACCGGGCTCATGGAGAGCTGCTGGATCTTCGCGCCGCCCGTGAGCAGGATCGTCTTGCCTGTGCGGTCGACGCCCTTGTGCAGGCTGTCGATCGCGGCACGCATCCGGGCAAGCGGCTCGTCCTTGACCTCCTTCTCCAGGAGGATCGCGTTCGACGGCCGGTTCCCGTTGCGAAACTGCGACGTCTGATACCGCTGGGCCGCGTCCTCCAGCCGGAGCGTGACGCCGAGTTTCTCGAGGGGGCTCACGCCGATCTGGCCACCGTCCGGGCCGGGCCAAGCGAAGTGCAGGGTGTCCTCGACGGGAATGAACCGTTCTGCCCCGAACTGCGTCGTCGACCACCACTCGACGTCGCCGCCGGGCTCCCCGTACGCGCTGATCTGACCCCAGTTCAGGGGCCACAGCATCGTCGGAGGGGCGTCCCGGTCCGGGCCTCGCAGCTTCGCGGCCAAGCCGTTGCCGTGGATCAGCAGCGATTGGGCAATGTGCGCGAGCAGCATCACCTGCGAGTACCGGGGGCGCGGCCGGCGCAGCAGCGTCTGGAGACTGTCCGAGCTCGGCAGCGGCTCACGACTCGCACCGGTCTCCCGGAACGCGGAAAACGGCAGCGTCGCGATCCGCCTCGTCAGCTTGTCCACGGCGGCCGCGACGACGGGCTGGGTCCGGTAGATCTGCTCGAACGACGCGAGCAGCGGCGAATCAGATCCGCTCGGCTCCCGTTCGCCGCTCGACCACATCGGCGGGAAGGACCCCGGGAACCCTCCGTAACCATATGCGCCGGCCCCTGCGGGCAGTTGGACACGCAGGAGCCGCCCATCGGCGGTGGTGAGCGTGGTCATCCATCACCGCCTACCGCTTGGATGAAGTGGACCTTCTCGCGAGGGATGATCACGTCGCCATCGAGCATCGTGACGCCGGAGTCTTCGACTACCGCCGCCTGCCACAGCATCAATGCGTCGTCATAGACCCCACGCTTGAGCCCACGGAACGACATTCCGTCGGTCGTATGGACGATCACGGTGTTCAGGGTCAGTTCGTCAAGCCACGTCATCCGAACACCTCGATCACTGGCTCTGAGACTTCGGCCTCATCGACCGCGACGTTGTGACCCATCAGCAGGCCCGTCAGCAGGTCGATCGGGTACCGCTTGCGTTTCTCGCCCTGCGCGTCCCGCGGCCGGTCGAACCGGTACTTCTCCGGGCCCGTCGTCTTGCGGACCGCGTTCAGCACGTGCCCGCGAAGCATCCGGTCACCGTCATGGACGATCCACCCGTTCCGGATCGCTTCATCCAACCGGCGGGCCGCCTCGGACATCGGGGCGTTGTCCTGCGAGTGCGCGATGAACTCGATCGGGCCGATCCCGCGCGCGACCTGCTGCGGGTGCTCGCCCTTCTCCAAGAGTTGCGCCATCTGCTGCGCGCCGGCGTTCGGGTCCATCACCCACCCCCGCAGCCGCGGGAACCGCTCATGCCGGTCAAGGATCGCCTCGACGATGTCCGCCTCGTCGACGGGCGGCTCGAGCACGACCGTGTCAGCGACGATGCGTCGCTCCTCGGACTCCCAGAGCAGCACGCCGATCCCGGTCGTGTCGATCTTCCACCCGACGTCAATGAACCCGTACCCGTCCAGGTCGCAGTCGACCTCGAGGGCGGGTTCCGCGAGCGCGTCCCAATCCTCCGGTAGAACACCATTGCCGTCCAGCGCCGTCGCGAGGTTGCACACGAACCTGAGCCAGTGCTCCCGCGTCATCGTCGGCGACTCACGCTTCTTCCGCAGGACCTCGGCGGTCAGGGACCGGAGCGGGTTCGCCTGCGCCACGATCCCCATGTCCTCCGCGAGCGCGGTCTTCGGGATCGCCCAGTCATGCAGCACCGAATCCTCGCCCGCCGCGCGGGTATGGCACCCGTCGACCGTGACATCCGATGCGGCCTGCCGCATGTGCGCGCGCGTGTCCTCGAACTCCCCGCCCGGCTCGCCGGCCGTCGAGATCGCGCCGATCTGCCCGCCGCGCTTGAGCAACTTGCCCTTCCACGTCCGGTACAAGCGCAGATTCCGCATCCGGTGCGGCTCATCCACGAGCGCCAACGTCGGGATGATCCCGTCC